TTGAATGTCGTCGCTAGACCTACCTGGATCTTGCTTCCGTGCCAATTGCCGCTTGAATCTATATAGGCGTCTTGATGCACGTGGATCATGTGCAACGCGCCCATTACGTTCTGAGGTGGCGACCAAAGAAAGTTATGCCGAAAAACCCAGCCTGGCTGACCTGCAACTAGACCGACGTTCTCCATGAGCCACGCCGTTCCGTCCCCCCAAAAGACAAGCGTGTACTGTCCGTTTCCTGGATTCGCGCCATCGGATCTTAATACAGTCGGCATCCCTGAAAAATACAGGATCATCAGGGCTTGGGCTGACTGGTAGGGGCTTCCTTTCGGGGTGAGCAGCCTTACCCACATATCCTGATCGGGCTGATGCGGACTCGATCCGGTAAAAACCCGGTCCATCGTGACTAACGGGGTATCGAGACCTGGAGACACGACGGATGGATAGGATGCCTGATCCCCTGCGTTTCTTTGGGCGATGGTAATACCAGCCATCACGCTCTTTTGGTTAAATTGATCATTTGGACCTGGCGCTGAGGTCGTTGCGCCGATCCCCGTGAGCCACGAAGGGGTTATATGTGCATCCTGGCTCAGAAAACCGCTTGAAGCGCCCGTAGATGCCCACGTACCTGGAATATCCTGTGTATCCGTGGCCGTGGTCTCATGCGTAAAACTTAGTGTCTCCTGATATGCTTGGTTCTTCCATCCAATCTGATCGAAGAACTGCATCCGATAGTTTCCGTTTGGATGCCCCGGCGTCCCCGAGGAGGTACCGTCCCCGTTGGTACTGATCTTCCCATAGGAAATACTCGCCATCGTAAGGTCGTTGAACCACAACCCCTGCATGCAGATCGTTACAGGAGTGTTCAATTCAAGAACCGTCAAACGGCCCGGAGTTGTGCCCGTGCTCATTGAGGAGCCGCCGAAATGCCGCCTAGATTGATGTTATCGAAGTTGAATTGAGTATCAACAGCCTGACCGATCATTCCGGGAGGTACAGCGCCACGCGCCCTGCGATCCGCATTGACCCAATCGGGACCGTCCTTCAACGTCCTGTTGACATATCTCTTTCCGTTGAATCCCTTCGCTTGACCTGTCTTATTCTCCGGGCCTTCGCCGTCGTTGAACGATACGTCTTGGCCCGTGAAAAGCTTATACAAGTAATCGCCAGCATTAAGTAACAGGCCTGGACCGGAGGCATTCCAGAATCCCTTAACGGTTCTTCGCGCATCCCCGCTCGTAATGTCATTAAAGATAGAACCGAGCCCAATCGTTGCTAGATTCCACGAATTCCCTAGATGATTCAGAAAAGTTTCTTTCTTCGCCGCGAGTTCGTTTGAAGTCCTGTTAGCACCCTGAGAATTGCCACCTATGCTATTTTTAAGGGCGTTGTAGGCATCAGGAGACAGGTCTGTTTTCCAAAGGTCTTCTTCTAAGGGCGAGCCCCGAGCAATCCTAATCTTCTCTTCTGGATCGCGGATCTTTCTGAGCGCATCGAGTGCCGAAACATAGTTTCTAGACTTGTTCGTCGTGAAATAATCACCCAGATCCGTAATGCCCTTAGATCTAAAGTAAGCAGCCCCGTACCCGCCGCCGCGTAGGAAAGATCCGAATTGAAGGGCCTTATCTCCCCCGTTTGGACCGCCAAGGCTTAATGCTTGGCCGATGTCTGTTTGAGATCCACCGCCTTTGTAAAACTGAGCGTTTCGGGCCTGGAAAGTACCCGCAGTCTCGTAAATCGCAGCAATGGCTCCGATGCCAGCCGCACCGGCAATGATAATAGGCAGAGCGGCCGCTGCTGCTGCTGCGACCAAGAACGCAGTTTCACCAGCCGCTACCGATCCTGGGGCATAGCCAAGAACCGAAGAAATACCCCTAGCGGCAATCCCCATTCCATCTTTTGCTAAGGCACCGCCTGCCGCGCTTGCCAAGAACGTTCCCGCGCCACCGCCTGATTTGCCAACTCCGCCAAGGCCAGACGCTAGAGCCTTTCCGACAATTGGAGAGAGCGCTCCATCGGGCAGAATTCGAGAGGTTAGAAATGTCTCCCGTTCTTTTTCCGCTTGGGTCTTGGGTCTCGATATCTCGTTAGACCGCCTGTCCCACATTCGGAAGAACTGCTCTCGCGTCCTTCTTTCTGTTGCCTCTTCGGATTTGAGTTGCCTTGCGATCTGAGAAGCAGTAGCCGGTTTAGGCCCTATGAAATCCGAGCCACCAGAGATTTGGGAGACACTTCGACCGCCCAAGGTCGTGGATGAACCATTCCCTCTACCTTGGGCCTGATTGAACGCCTTAACATCGCCGGTCGCACCCTTGATCTCTTGCCGGTACTTTTTGACCGATTCGACGACGGCGTTAAAATCTGCCGGGCTGATTCCTGTCTGATATCCTTGCGCCATTTATCCCACCAGCACCGGAATCTCTACGCCTTGGTGCCTCTCGGCTATTTTACTGATTCTGCTGAAATCGTCTGAGTCTTCATCTTCTTCGGCAAGCGTCAAAGCATCGTATTGTTCGGTCACCCACGAGGCATCTAGCCTTATAGGCGGTCTGCCTATCCTTCCCCTCGTAAGGCATTCCAAACAAGCGCAAATGTAGTCGAGTTTATCAAGAAAGCTTATCGTCGGGAGTGGGTCGGGGAATCCATGAGCAAGAAGAAAGTCTCTAGCCTCTCCTAACTCCCCGCCGATGCGTTTCCCTGGGTTTGTACTCCGCTCGCAATCTCGTTAGCCTTCTGCACCAAAGACGAAAAACCGATAGGAGCTACGACACTCATTACGAGTAGTTGATCCATTGAGTAGCGGTTCGACTCGGGTTGCATCGCCTCAATGTTCGCACATCGTATCAGCAGACCGTAACCAAGTGGAGGGGCTTCCGGTACCGTGCCTTCGCCATTGGCTGTAGCCAGGTCCTGAAAAGGCATGTAAATCTGAGGCTCTTTTACCCAGTTACCCAAAGCATCCCGGTAGCCACCGGTGATGTACTTTGCGTTGTACTCATCGGCTCGCATGGACGCCTGGTCTTCTTCCGCTTGGAGTGTTTTTCGCAATTGTAACTGGATTGGCAGTTGCTTGCCGTCCTCTCCCGTGATATTTGGATCGGTCACGGTGACGGGCGAGTAGACGCGCGGATTAGGTTTGTAGCTGTTAAAGTTAATCATAGACTTATTGCCACAGGGTGAGCGGCCCGTAGTTAGGATCACAGTTCTTGGGTGCTAGAGTCATCTCTGCGGCGTTCTTGATGTATGTGACCATTCCATCGGTCTCACTTCGAATCGTGCCCAGCATAACGATCATCTCGGTTCCCGATGGATAGGCAAGATTGATCGTCGAGGTTCCGCTAGTGAAAGCAATACTTCCACCTCCCGATCCCTGGTTCGTGCGGATGATCTGGACCATGACTAAAGGAGAGCCCGAAGAAACGGCATTCGCGGTGATGTATTCAAGAAGATTGGCATTGCCCGTGCCGCCCTTCTTCAAGATCTCCCCTACCGTGCATTGGAAATCCACGAGTCCCGTTTCGTAGTTGGCGAACACATCGTCCACGCTCGCAACAAGATCGTTCTGAAATTCGTATCCCCATCGCACGTAGTCAACCGAACCGGTCGAGTTTGTGGCATCGAGATAGCCTACGGGAGTCCATGTAACAGTGAAGGGAGCGACTGTTCTCTGCACTCCAACAAACAGGCGTAGTGCCTTGAGGTCCTTACCTACAAGGTAGTTTTTCGGTGCAGTTGTGTTAGCCATCGTTAGTTCCTATTAAAGCAGTCATCCCAAGCCTTTGAAAACTCTTCCTGAAAGATTCCGGGTCCTATTTGCTGTACATACTGCTCTAGCGCCAAATCAAGGGGCCTCTTGACCATTTTGTACGTTCCATCCTGGAGAAACGAAGCATAAGGCGCAACGTTGATTACCATGATAGCAGGAGCACCCTGTACACTCGCTGCTCGCTGCACAATCCACGAAGCGTAAAACGATCCAGACTGCCTGTTAATGATCGCTGCATTGCCGTAAGGAATAGCGCCACGATACTTAACGGCTCCGAAGCTTCCACCGTTCTTGGCCGTGAACCTCGCAAAACCCTTACCGTAGGGATGCCCCATTTGGGCAAGCTGTGCGAGACTAAACGTGCCGGTTGAATAGTGCTTGGCTAGAATGATGACTTTCTTTGCTATCCGCGCATTTGCTCTTGGAGCAACCTGAGACACAAGAAGTCTTTCAAACTTCCCGAGGTCCCTTTCCAGTTGCGCAAGGTCTTTCATGTGTGGATGATTTGACAGGAAAAGCCAGGGTCCCAACGAACGCAAGCACTAACAATTGGGTTCTTAGATCCGACCAAAAGAGCGTTAATTGGCGAGTCAATATCACTCTGAATCATGCCGGGCTCCATGACTTGGAAGTGGTTGAACGTCTCGGTGTTATCCATCACGTAGCCAAGACTCAAAACGCTGTCGTTTACAGCATCCTGGTTTCCGGTCGTGCTTTGCTTGACAACCTTATGCACACAGACTGAGAATCGTTTAAGGTTTGGATTATCTACGCCAAAATCAGTGTCAGCCGTGAAAGTCCCTATCTCCAAGACAGCACACGGAAGCTCGATCGCATCCGCCCTAACCTCTTGCGGAAAGTTCTGCACAGCGCCTTGGACCGCCGTAAAGAAATTCATCTTTTCGGGGTCCGTCAACTCGGTCATCTCAAACGCTAAGAAGATCAGCGGCCTTAACTCATCTATGATGTCTTGGAGAGCGCCCATTTACTCGGGTTTCTTTGCGTTGCCACCCACGTTGCTACTCTGGCCCGTTGTAGCGGTGACCACGTTAGGCGTTCCGGTAACGATAAGTGTGTGCTTGCCAACGAAAACAGGCTTGGGGTCTTCCTGCGTCTCTTCTGGTTTCGGTTCTTCGTTTGCCATGACTTCCTTAAACGATCAAGAGAGCATTACCATTGACGGTCGATGCGTCTGTAGTGGTGACTTTGATGCTCGTTACATCCGATGCCCCGAACCACTTCGGGGATACCGTAGCATTTGCGTTGTACTCGTCAATATCCCAGTGGAGATTTTGACCGTCCGCGAGAACTACGGTCAGAAGCAGGGAGGACGCATTGTAAAACTTGACCGTCGTGGTCGCTCCCGTGCCGGTTGCCGCGTTGATATCGATCGACTGCAACGGGGTATGCGCAAAGGCCCAAGCATAAACGCCGTCAGTCGTGGATGCAGGGACCAATTGAGAAAACGGAACGCCTTCGTTACCTACTAGATCCACGGAGCCAATAATGGTAGGCCCAGCGTTACCGCTCGAATTCGTTGTGATTGTCCTTGTTAACAGTTCGCCTGCCATGTCTTTGATTGTCTCCTACGGGATGATGTCGGGCAAGATGATCGGGACCACCTTGCATGTAGAATAGCCTAAAAGCTGCCTTCGCTGAACTTCCCCGTCAACGAAACCGGTAAACGTTGTGCCGAGCCGTGTAGTGCCACTCAGAAAGTCCCCTGCCTGGATATCGGCGTCGTATTGGAGCCGAATCCCATTAGCCTGGAAGATGTCTTCCATCTTCGTATCACCAGCGGGGCTGGTATGCGTGTCGAAATATGGCGATTCCTGCCAGTTGCACTTATAAGGGCCGCTACGGTAGGTGACTCCAATCGGGTTCTTGTTAGCGTCCTTGACCGGGCGGTACACCGTGACCGTGTTTTCGTACATCGGTCCTCTCTGCCAGTAAGCCAATCCCATTAGGTAGCCAGCCTGTAGCGGAATACAGCCGCATTCGAATAAGATGCCCAGAAGTCACCCAATGCGCGGAAACTATCCTGAGTAATTGAAGTATCGCCGTCTTTTACGGTCGTTGGTGAGTTATAGATGCCCTGCAACACCGTCTTGGCCGCATTCGCCGCTGCTATGTAGAGCATGGCTAGCCAAGCATCGTCAGGCATCTCGTCTTTGCAGTAACCCCACATGCCTGTAACTACGATGGATTGCGGAAGACCCCTTTGAACATAACTGAACTTAATCTCTGTCCAAGGCTCCGGAGGGTCCTGCGTTGGCGCGATAGTCGGAAGAAGCCAGTAATCCTGATACAAAACGAGATTCTGTCCTGATCCAGCGTTAATCGGATTGACTACGTTCTTTACGAGGTCGCAACGCAGAAGCCCGTTAGGAAGCAGCAAAGATGCCGATCCGCCTACGGTCATGTGTCTTTGGTCTGGTCCAGGCGGATCAAATGGCACAGAAACGGCGGCAGTGCTAGTTTGAAAGAATGGCCTATATCGTGTCCTTCGGTTCCACTCGGAAATAGCCGCATTTACAATGTCAGTTGCGTCAAAGCCTGCCGGTAACGTAATCGGCTGCGGAAGATTAGCAAAGAGGCTAACCAGATCCGCAGCGGTAGGCAGTGACGATTTCGGCATTAGTCTTTAGGTGGGACTGAACCCATAGGCTGACGGCAACCTGACATAGGTGCACCATTGAGAGGACGAACTTCGACAACTGAAGATACTGGATACCAGAATCCTCCGACCGTGAATCCTTGCCCAAAAGGACCAAACATAGACTGTGGAGGATGTCCAAATACTTCTACGATCTCAGTTCTCAGAGCAGTCTTGAATCCCTCTTCTGGATTGTTGACGGGACTCCAGAAGGTCACGCTGTATTGTTCTGGGATCGTCCCGTCATTCATTACTTGACTCTCGCCTCAAGTGCCGCGAATCGCCTTTCCAGCGCATCGTACTTATCCGAAAGCGATTGAAACGCAGCTTCGACCATCGCGTTACCGGCTCTGGTTTGTATGCCTGCGCTCTGGATCGGCGGATATAGACTGTCGAATTCGTTCGTGGTTAGCCGGGTGTTCTTGCGCTCGTGACCCGCAAGTTCGTCCATCGTCAAGAGGATCATTTCCCCTGCTTCTGATCGAACCCTAGCCTTACCGTTCAGCATTCCGTCAACCTTGAAATAATTGCCCTTTGGGGCTGTTTGAACTTCTGTTCTCATAAAACCTCTGAAATGGGTTAGGGACGCGCTTTAACACGCGTCCCGTTGTAGATCTTAGACCAACGACCGTGAAGGGTTGGAAGCGATGTCCCAGCCGTTACCGCCCGTGTAGTGGCTCGCAACACCCGAAAGAACAGTTGCCTGAACCTTCGAAGAGTATTGATAGCCCATGACGCTCGACACGACAACATTGGCCGTCGCACGTACCATCTGCGCCCGCACGAATGCGGTCAGCGGTCGGTAAATGTCGATAGCCAACGGAAGATTAGAATCCCCCGTGAAGCCGAACGCTTGAACTGGTACCCCGCTGTCTACATGGTCAAAGAGATCAATCGTGCCAGCGCCATAAACGCCGGTCGTATTTGAGCCCTTGGCCTGTAAGGTCGCAAGACCCGTAGCTGTGACCGTTCCGAGAAGAGCTACCACGAGTAGCCCGTCGTACTGAGGGGACATGCTAACTTCCGTGAAAGTCAGCGTATCCGAAGTGCCAGCAACGACGCCAGTGCTAAGCACAAGCGGATTAAGTCCCGGCAAGAGTTGATGATTAGGCATTGCCATAGTTCTTTCTCCTTAGCTTAGCGTTTACGATTGCTGGCCTGCGTGAGTCGCCCGATTCTGAGTCACCATGCCGCCCGCGCGGAATCGGAACAACCATCCGACCTTGTTAGCGAGCAACATGCTCTTATCCTGCTGTCCGTATGCTTCGACCGTGAGGCCGACGCGCTGACAGAGGGTATATGTCTCTTTCAGGTCGCCAAAGGCCACAGGGATATTCCCAGCGCCGATGTTTGCCATGAACGCGGAGAAGATCACAGGATAGCCAAACAGTTCCGGCTTTCGAGCGACCGCCATGCCCTCGGGGCCATTGGACCGAGCCAATCCGAAGATGTACTGACCGCTTGCGTCTGTGATCTGCGCGAAGCTGGCAAATGCCGACGTTCGGTTCATTAGAGCAACAGTTCCCGGTGTGTCCGAGTACTGCGGAGGCAGTCCGTAGACCAACTGGGTAAGACCGTTTGCGGTCGGAGGGTTGCCGATGTTCTGCGTCGGAATGTAGAGCCCCGTGCCGCCTGCGTTGGTCACGATGCCCGTAGGCTTCGCGTTACCGTCACCGACTGTCACGACCTGATCCATTCCAAGTTCGTAAGCCTGAGACGAGAACTTCTGAACAATCCCGTTAATTGGAATGATCGAATCCTCGGTCAAGTTGCGAGACACTTCGACGTAAAACTGGCCCGTATAGACCGGCACCGTCACGTCACCGAATGCCATATCTGGCTGAGAAGGCGTAGGACCCTTTTCTCCGATCCACTGAATACGAGGCTCAGCGGAGGAGTAGATGTCTGCCGTGTCATTGTCGTAGTTGAGACGCGGGATAACGACCTGATCCGAAGAGCAGGGCATCACGTCCACGAACTCAAGAACGCGCGTTGGATATGGCTTGCGGGCGATCAGGCGAGCGATGTATTCTGGTGGAACCAAGTACCCGCCGCCGATGTCCGAACCTTCCGAAAGGGTCTTAAAGTCAGCCGCGTCAACCTTTTCGATACCGCTTCTCATCATCTTGTCGAAAGACTTGAGATATGCGGGCTCGCAAACCTTCTTCCACTTCTCGTCAGGAACAGACCATCCCTCAGACTCCGATGCAACCAAATGGCCCATCGCTGTCTTCTGGAAGTGCTCCTGTCCTGCTCGACCTTCCCACGTCATGCGCGAAGCAAGCGCCTTTTCAAGGATGTCCTTGATTTCGCCCTGCTCGACCATGAGGGCCTGAGTGCGATTCGATACAGGCGCAATACTTGCCTGACCGTTTCGGAAGTTCTTGGCCGCTGCTACCTTGTCGTCAGCTTCTTTCGCTGCGGTGATTTCCTTTTGTAGTTCGCTCAGCCGATTAGGGATCTCGTCAAGCCGCTTCTTTTCATCAGCGGTGAGTGTGCCGGATGCTACGAGGTTATCGTACTCCTGGCTATCCTTATCGAACTGGGCAAGCAAATTCTTGATTACATTGCTCATAGCTTGCTGAATCTCCTTCTAGTTTGCGATCTGCTCTCGAAACTTCTTGAGTTCCGCTATTCGGGAAGACGAATCAACCTCTTTAACGGGCAAGAATGCTTCAAGCTCCAAGGCAAGCGCCTTGAGTGCATTCGCTGTTTCTTCGATGTGGCCGCAGGCTTTGGGACCAAGACCCCGCCCTTTTTCGGCGCGAACACTCTTGACCGATTCGAATCGGTCTTTAAGGGGGAGTGCCTTCCCCTGAATGATTGAAATGTCAGCAAGCAACGTTCCAACCTGAGATTCAAGCGTCGGGCCATGACCCTCAGCGGAATCCAAACTTTTAATATCGGCATAGCTTGTGCCGTTCTCTTTGAGCGTCCGGTTCTTAACCGAGTCGTCAATACCGCCCATATACTCATCACGGCACTTCGCAAAGTGATCGCCCGCGTCTTTGTGTTCCTGAGTCGTCATGTAGCCGCGGGTCATCATGTGATCCGCTCCGGCGTTGTAAGCGCGGGTTATAGCGCCATGTAAGGCATCTCCGACCGTCTTCATGCCTGGACCCATCGCCTTGTACTGAGCGTCGTAATCGTCCCACTGATCGCAAGTGCGACCGGCCATGTCTTCATTTAGGCCCGTATGGAAGGTGCGGACACAATTAGCGAACCCGTCAGAAATGTGTTTGTAATCGGGCGTCGAAATCGTCCGGTTCCGGTAAAGCTGATGAACTAACCGCCCGTGCTCTGTCGCCATCTTGGATGACATCGTATGCCCGAGTGTTGGCGCAACCGGATAAGTGTAAGTGCCTAAGTCCGTATTCGTAAGCGCCGAACTCTCATCCAGATCCCCTTCCATTCCCTCAGTCAAAGCCTTGAAGGACTGATGAACATAAGCCTTGATCGGCATAATATCCGGTCTCGTCTTTGGCTCGCATGGCGTCGGTGTGAAACTGGCATCAAGACCAAGAGGCCACTTTGTAATGTGGTTAGCGATAGTCTTGCCCGCCGCATCCGTAATAGGCTCGCGTGCCACCAAATGAGAAGCGGTTCCGCTGGACAATCCTAGCTTCTTGGCCTTTCCAAGCTTCGCGATGTCCTTTGCGTACTTGTTCGCCCGATCTAATTGAGCATCAAGCCAAACACCCTTCGCGTCTACACCCATCTCCGCAGTGCCTACGACCTCTTTGCCTACCGTGTCGTCTAGGCCGTGATCGTAGTACATATCTGTCTTCGTATGAGATCCGAAATCCGTCTTTGCGTCGAAGTAGTCACCGGCCAAATCGGGATCTTCTGGACCGGTGAACAAAACGAGGTATGCCCGCTCAAACTTATACGGGTCTTCGGCTTTCGCCTTCAACTCCTGCCCAAAATGAATCAGCGCGTCGGTATCGCCTACCGCACTCTTGAGGGATCGGGGTTGAGTTTTCATTTGCTTATTCAAGTTTTACAAGTTGCCACGAGAAGGATTCCCCTCACCTGGATCAGTCCCGAGACTGCCAGCGCCCAGCGAGGGACTTTAACCCCCGAATTCCTTATCCCTTTCGAGATAAGGCGCGTTTGTCGCTTTCGCGAAACTCACCACGCCCGCCGCGCCTATGGCAACTTGTAATCATTCTACTACCTAGGAATAGAAGACGGTGATATTCGGCTGACTCGCTGCGCCCTTGACCGTTATTCCGAGTGCTGCCGGGTTGTTGAATGTCAAGACCGTTCCAACAGCCGTACTGCCTGGAATCTGACCAATGATCGTTCCCGATCCCGCCGAAGCGTTGTCATAGATGCTGATAGCCGCCGTGGCGAGAGTTGTAACAAGCACCTTGACTAGCTGTCCCGGAGTCGCCTTAACCACCGTATCGCTACCTGATTGAGGAACGGCAACAGACGTAAACCATGCCGGTGTAGAGCCCTGTCCAGCCGCAACATATGCCGCTGTGGATTCGTTGATAGCGACCGTGTAAGATCCACCTACCGCCGCCTCTGCGTTGATTCGGATACCCAGAAGGCCGGTCACGTTGACGAGATACATGGCTGTTGATCCACTTGGAATCGTTGCCGATGACACGCCCGTGGTCATATTCAGGAACGGAGTGGGCCCGAGCGTGTACCAGTTAACACCGTCTGCGGTCCCACGGGCAGTAAGGGCACCAGTGCCAGAATTAGCGAGCACTGAGACTGTAACCCAGTTAGCGCCAGGGCTCAGGAAGTTGTCTCCTAGTGCGGCACCGCTTACACTCTGAGTGATCTGTGCCGGTAGCTGGACAAAAGACAAAGGAGTCGGAATCCCGCTCGCAAGGTTTGAATTGATAATCGAGATCGTGCCCGACGTTCCGTTTGGTTGTGCCATCTTGTATTTTCCTTAACTCGTACCCGAAACTACTTTGGGAATCATACCCATCTGCGAGCCCTGTATCAGTAGACCCGCCAGCGTGTTAGCCTGAGTCGGCGTAAACGGAAGCGTTACCACTTCGCCTCCAAGATCTATGATAAGGCAAACTTCCCCGTTTTGGCCCATCCCTACTTGTGCTTTGAAATCAGAAACACGGTTGGGAGAACCTAGAGAGTTCGGAACGCTAATCAGCATCGTCTAGATCCTCCTTGTCTTCATTCGATGGTTTATCAGGGCTCGCGTCCTCACTGCCCATTTCAATGAACCCCTTTGGAATCAAGTATACGTCTCCACCCTTGACCGGGCCGTAACCGGCTTTCGCTCGCCCTTCGTTCAGACTCAACAAAGGACGCCCTGCCGCCGCTTGTAATTGCTCCAAGATCATGTTCTGGATACAAGCGATCTGGGATTCATCGTACATGATGAACTCCCCATCGTCAAGCATTTCGCGTAGGTCCATTGTCATCTGCTCTGCTCTGGATCGCATGTAGGGCAACAGGCCATTTTCAATCGAGAACGTCAAAGCCGAATCGAGAGAGGCACGGTTATTCTGCTCTCGGAGTCCTGTACCGAATCCGATAGCACCCGGCATGAATCCGTAACAAGCACAAACCCTTTGCTCCGCTAAGGCATGAACACATTCCAAGTTCAGTTCCTCGGGGCTGAATGCGATCTTGTCAAGCTTGATCGGGAAGGTAGATACGAATGGAGACCCCTTGGCATCCTTGGTCAGCTTCTCCCTTAGCCTCGCTTCCATCTGCCGTGCTGTTTCGGCACTGTATTCTAGGACCGGCTTTAATGGATCGGCTTCCGCGCCGGTTCCCAACGTTGATGGGCTGATAAAGACCGAGCTAACCGCGCCATTATCAAGAACCGCCGCTTCGTGCCTAGACGCTAATCGATCAGCCGCGACCTCGGGGAATAGTGCTTCAAGCGGCGACTTCCCATATACGGGCCAAAAAACATTCATGGCGTACCGGATATGTAGCATGTTGCGTGGCTCGACCGGGAAGGAGCCGTTCGGCGTGGACATCCAGTACACACTGACGAATTCCCCAGTACCGGGCCAAGTGTAGGGGTAGCAAGTGCCCTGCGGCAAGAATTCCAACGCTATGATTTCGTCTGTGTTTGGGTTCCGATGTTTGTAGCAGTAAGAATTGCCCCACGCCATCTCTCCGAAGACCTGCATGCCTTGCAATAAAGAGCCCGGATACCACGGGTTAGGCCGCTCCAAAAGGATCTGAACTGGATGGTTCTCGACAATCTCTGCCTTCTGCGTGCCGGTCTTGCGATACACACGCAAAGGGACCGACTGCATGTTCCGTTGAGCGAACGCCAGAACCGCGAACACAACGGAAATATCGAACCGCGTTCCGACTTCCCGCGCGAAGTCGATACCCTCTTGACCTGATCCGTTGCTAAGCATCCCGTTAGGGCCGACAATGTTGCCGCCATAGGATGCTCCGGTAATGGAAGGAACGATCTGGGCACCGCGTCTAGCTTGGTCGTGGATATTTGCGAGCGCGGATCTGAATAGCCTCATTTAGTTTCTTTTGGCACTCCAAGACCCTTTACCCACGCATCAGCATAGCCTATGCCCGCTCGAATGAATATTAACACAACTCCGAGCATGATGGCCGTGACGGTGAGCCCTAGCCCTATCGCGATGGTAACTGAGAGGCAAAGAAGAAACATTAGATGATTTCAGGGACGATTCTTTGTCGGCGGTCCTTCTTCCATAATCCAAGCTTCAAAAGCACGTCCCCGATAGCGGCGTCCATAACCCTGTCATCGTGAGACCCTGCCTCACCGCCTGCCTTACTGCCTGGTAGCTTAACATACCGCATCATCTCCCCTAACGTTTCTTTGCAGTTGATTTTGATGTCTCTGTTGATTAGGCTCGATGCCAAACCGTCTAGGGCAAAGTACTTAGTCTTCGGGGTCGTCGGCCATCCTGGCTTTCTGCTCTTAACACTCGTTCGAGCATCATACTCTTCATGGAAGTAAACGCCTTTGCACTCCCCTGCGTTCATTGCTGGATAATCGGCTGAGTGCATCACTGCGTTTATGACTGCGTGGCCGTGGTTGTTGCGCTCGATTCCTATTAGAGCGTCGTTGTACCATCTGCCCAGTTCAGCCAAGAGTAGCCCGAATTCGTGCGTATCCCATCGGCCATGCAAGTGCGCAACTTGCTCGTACGTCTCTGCATCCCAGACACTCGCACTATCGAAGTCCGGATCTCCATAATCGGTCAAACCTTCGGCAGTGTCACCGCTGATAATATATCGCCGTCCTTCTTCTGGCTCTTTCCAGACTTTCAAGAACTTCCAATTCTTACCGAGTCGGCTGATTGGATCAGGAGCCGCGATCTCAAGTGGATCGGAACATCGGGCGATCAAATCAGTTAAGCAGTCTCGGTCGAAGTAGGGATGACCCGAAGATAGGAACGCCTCATCGATACAGTCCGGGTACTCCTGCCTGACCTTCTCTTTTAGTTCCTTCGACTTGATTCGATACCATGCTAGTTGCCCATCGGCTAGACCGTAGACTTTAGCGCGAGCCTCTTCTGCTTCCGTTCTCGTGAATCCATGCGGAACCTCTACGCTATATTCTGGGTTCTCAAACCAAGGGCTAAAGTATTGCTGGAATGTGGAGTCGCCGTTCCCCGCCGCTTCCCATTCTGTCTGGTAGTAGTTCCCGAGTCCGTTAGCCGTGGACTCCAGAACTGCATTGCCGCCCAGAGGAACCGACTGGAGTAAGCCCGCTGCGATCTCTTCCGCCTCGGGATGCCAAGCAACCTCGGAGAAGTGCAGATTGTTGACCGTGCCACCTCTTCCGCGACTGCCCACCGAGTAGTAGGAATTGATCCCAGGCCAAAAATAAGTATGCCGGGATGCGTACTTGGTAGGCGGCTTCTTATCCTCGGGCAAGTGCTCATAGAAGATCTTGATCATCTGGAAAATGGTTTCCGTGCTCTTTGTGTCGTGAGCGATGATTACAGTCTGGGTATTGGGCTCATTCAGGGTTAAGCAGAAGAAGATCGCCTGAATAAGCGTCGTGAAGCCTTGCTGCCTACCTTTTAGGATCAATTCGCGGAGTCCTTCAATATCATAGATGCCCTGCTTCCATTTCGGGCAATGCTTCTCTAGGAAACGATATTGCGAAGGATTGGGCACGAAGGGGATGATCTTCTTATCCTTGGTTCGGATCTTCAAATCAGCGAACGTGATCCGCTTGTCTTCCCCACTCTCCCTAACTAACTCCGCAATCTTACTCGTGTCTTCTGCTGTTGCTACAGACGTTATCTCTTCAACAGAGATCCAAGGAGGGAGTTCTAACATGCCTTTGTTAGTTTACAGCGGTTTTGAAAAGCCGGGTCACGCAAGATCCCCTGCTGAACATTTGCAGCAGGTTACTTGTATCCGTTGACTGCTCTCGGAAATACCAGATTCACCGGCGATGTCCGATACAGGAAACCAGCACCTGAAAGCGCCTCCACTTCCGATTGCGAGTAAACCCTTTCAGCGTCGATTCCGTTGGGATCTCCTTTGTGCGCGAACCGGTACTCCGTCTGCAAGTCGCCGACTGATCCACGTCCCATATAAACCCAAGTCCTTAGCCCGATCACTAAGTAGTCACCTGGAACCATATCGGCAGGGTGTCCCGCATCAAGGACTAATGCGCCATTGCTCATGCCGTCACCTGCGGATCGGCCACAACAACCTCGGATTTGAGCAACGTTACGGTGTTCTCGAATGCACGCGCCAAAAGATCAGCGGGCAATTCTAAAGGATAAACCTCGCCAGTTCTCGCCATCCCAGCCATGACGCAATCGGCAATGAATGCGAGTACGTCAATCAGATTCACATCATCCCGAACGCCATCGGGCATCGCAAGGTGGTGTCGGTTCAATTGGCGATGCGCTTCCCACCATGTGGTTTGCTTGAAGCCTGTCACGAAGTCGCGGTGGAACCCATCAATGTCGGTGATCTTGTCGAAGTCGTGTACCCGCTGCTCTTCTGCGATCTTGTTCGTGAAGAACTGCAAGGCTTGCTGAACGTCCCCGATATGCTGGACAGAACTCGCCAGAAGGGTTTGTTTTGAGACGTTCGCGAAGTCACAAGACCTGGTATCGGCGGTCTCGCTCTTCTTGATTACGATAGACATGGTGTTACTCCTATGCGGCACGATGTCGGAGTAACTCAACATCAGAACCGCAACATAATTTTACCGCATCTTCACACATAAAGAAGCCGGGACTCTTTGGGAGTTTCCCGGCTCTAAGCTGGAGTCACAGCCCCAACCACTTACGTTTGACACTCTGATCTTACCCGCTCTTGCTTATATTAGGGGGTTGGTTGAGAGGGATCAGACTTCTTTGTGAACACAATCATCGCAGCGTCAGTTACCGTCCAATCACGCCCAACTTTCTTAGCCTTCAAATTGCCGCGATTAATCGCAACCCGTAAACAATTCGGGTTGCGATTGTACTTTTCCCCTGCTTGCTTTAACGTCACGCGCCCATCGCGATCAGTTCGCGGATGAATTCGAGCGTGGCGTCGATGTACGGCTTCCGGGCAGCAGCATAAGCAGCATCAGCAGCATCAGCAGCAGCATCAGCAGCAGCATCATAAGCATAAGCAGCAGAATAAGCAGCATCAGCAGCAGCAGCATAAGCATAAGCAGCAGCATCATAAGCAGCAGCATCAGCAGCATCAGCAGCAGCATAAGCAGCAGCATCAGCAGCATCTCGTGCCTTTTGCGCGCTTGCCTTGTCGATAATCGGATCGAACGCGCGGAACTGATCCGCTAAGTCTTGACGCTTCGCTAGCTCGAACCGCTTAGGCGCGACCTCCCGAACCGCCCAGTCAGCACACCGGAACAATCGCTTCCTTTCGATTTCGTCTGACTTTCGAGATAGATCGGCCAAGACGAATTCTTTCAGTAGCTCGCGCTCTGAATCGGTCCATCTGTCATTGCAGACTTGGAGGATTCGAATCAGATGCTTTGAGTCACCCTTGGGGCTATCGGCTCGGATAACCTTCGAATCTGATGGGCCCACGAACTTACCAGCACCATCAAAGAAATTCGATTCAGGCAGTAGCCCGCAAGCCAAGAGAGTGCGGAACCGTAGTTCCATGACGCACTCCTCGCACGGCTCCAGAATGTTATCCATAGCCGTTTCGTGGCTAGACTTTTTGAGAGTTGCCTCGCTGACAATCTTCTTAGCGATGTCGCATGTTTCGAGTGGGTTGGTAGTTATACTCACAACATCATGTTACGCTAGAATAACGAGAAAAGCAAGGGGTTCATAACTTATCCTTCCTCTTTACTCGTGGCTTTCGCTCTCCCATCCTCTAATGATTCAGGGAGATTGTTACATGGGGTTAGCTTATCAATCGCCCCACCACCGCATAGACGGTTTACTCAACAGAGTTCGTCCGATCTTTTGCGGGACTTCGAACTCTTCGCGGAACTCAAAAACATTGGCACACGCTACTCGCCACATGCTCGGATAGAAGTCCTCGCGCCTCACCCATCGCATGCACCATTTTCCATGGTTCCTGTCATTGCGCAACCGTGAACGCTTCGTAACTGATCTTCGATACATTTGGTGTCTCCTTGACCTGGAAGGTCTTTAGAGAACTGTTTTTGGTAGTGCTTGCTTCATTTGGTGTCCCTTAAAGTCTTGTCTTCAACCGGCTCTAGGTTTCTGTCTTGACGATCCATTGCGCGTGAGATTGCTTCTGCGTCGGATTCTGGAACGCGCTCAATGCGAAGCTTGGACAGACCGCCGCGATTATCGTTTGGCATGGACAACTCGAAGATCATCCCCTCTGGCATCCGACTTAGCCAATCAACCGAGAGTCCGCTTACGAACGCCTCAGCGATCCTTAGCCACGTCTCATCAGCACTCGTGTCCACTCATCCATTTTACCTGCGCTGAAAACGAACTCCCTAGAAATCCTTGGAAGTTCATAATTGCTACCCTGCGAGCAATATCACCCAACTTAGTACCTTTGCCCTCTTGTACTCATTACTTGCCTCATTTTGAATCTAAATCGAGCAGTCTTAGGTTCAAAAACGACCTAAAATACAAAAGGTACAATCTCCATCGCGCCTGAAAGTATTTCTTCTCCCTTTAGAGATAGTTGGCTCTACAGATTCAGGCTTACGGCACGTTCCAACCAGGAGTCAACTACCAGTTACAGTTGCTTACGCCGGAGCCCTTCGAGGTGCGTACCACTAAATGGGTTTCACGTTACACAAAGGAAGTCGTGGACCACGGACGTTACACAAGCTTCAGTCCTCCACCCATTCAGAATTACTTCCTTGTTTGCGGAGTTGTTTGCGGAGTTGTTCAAGGTAAGCGTGAAGCTCTCGGTGCTCGGCGGGTGTAGCTGAGTAAGTTTCTGACACCCTTTTGGCCCCAGACGGATCTTTCACCTTTGGCCCTGATCCTAGTCTAGGGCCTCCGTGTGGTTTCTTGTTTTTCTTCATAGCTTGGTGTACAGTCCGGTCATGTCCTCGATTGTGCGGTTCAGGTTCTCCGCGTAGATCATCATCGCGGTCGAGACGTGCTTACAGTTCACTCCTCGAATCTTCCAGAGCTTGATCGTATATAAGTCAGCCCGTAACGTGATCTGGATCTTATTACCAGCACGTGACCCCTTGATGGCGAACTGAATACCGTTCTCAATGGCGACGAACTGAGACGCTCCGATCATGCATAGAGCTTGGCGTCCGATTTGCCGTCTAATCTCTTCGGCGATTACCTGGTTGGCAGTAAGTGTGTTGTTCACGATTCCAGTATACAATACTATTCAAGTGAACCAGACACGAATATTATTTATTTTCCAAGATGGCTCTAAGCATCCTCAGCCATCTTATCCACCAAAGCCCTAACCTCTTCTAGCTGCTGTTCAGATAGGTTCTTGTCCTTGGTAAGTGCCTTTACTTTAAGGTCCTTGAGGATGTCTTCTAGCTGTTGTTGTGGGGGATCGGTGGAGATTGAGCCGGAGAGTTCCGTTTTCTCGGTCCACTGTCCTAGCTCTTGGCTGATGTACTTCATCAGTTCGCGCTCTTCTTTAATCAAAGCCGCGTCGAATGTCGAGACCTCTCGGATATTCTCGCCCGATCCTTTGTAGTCTCGAACCACTAGGCCGGTCTTGCCACCGGTTAAGTCTGCATTGGCTTCTGCGCGGGCATCGGTGAGTCTGCCTAGATCTTTTAATCGCTTGTTGGCCCTGACGATTCGGTGAGCCACGTTTGCGAATTGGAAGTCAAATAGATCGCTTCGAATCTGATCCTTGTTCTCGCGGATCTTGTCTTTGAACTCCTGATAGGTCTTCCACCGGTAAAGCGTGGCGATACCAATATCAAGTTTCTCGGCTATTTCATCGTTCGTAAGTTCGCCAACCGCGATTAGGAGCGCCGCTTCCTCTTTCGATCCATCCCACTCAAAAGCAGCCATTTCCTATCAAATCCTATCGGGTGTCAAATTCTTGGCATCCTTACTAGCCATGTCTTATTCTACAGCAAAATCAGCCTTAGAATTCAGATCCCTTCTCCAGTTGTGGTTCGGTCTTGACTTTGTGCGCACCCCAAAGCCTCAGAACGTCTGCGATTCTTTCCTGAGACACGGTTCCTTTTGTGATTCGCCCGTTCCACAAGCTACTAGCAAACTCGCGTATTTCTGCTTGGCCGTGCTCTTTCAGAATTCGGCAGAGCACACTTGCGCACGTCTGAATCTCAAAATCTTCGATTAGTTCGTCGTCCCTCATATCTTCCTTACTGGTTCTTCCCGCCAGCCACTTTTAGCCCCACGCCGAAACATTCGCAGCCTAGCTTATTCGGGTGCCAGGGAAGTTCTCCCTTGGGGTTCAGCACAAGGTTTCTCCCACAAACTGGGCATTCTCCACGCACGTCCTGCGGCCTTGCTGCCATTTGGTTCAAGTAATCGCTAATCTTCATTCTGCTCTCTGATCCTTGCACGTCTTGATTGTTTTTGCTTCACCTGATACCTTCTGTTTCCGGTTCCTCGGCCATGACATCGATCCCAGCGGCATCGTCATGAGCCCAGATCCTTTCCATTGGAGACATGAATTCTTCAGGGTGCCAGATATACCATGCGGCACGAAAGGCAAGCCAAGCGTTATGAGTTTTGGCAAACGCTTCTTTCGGTTGGCCCTCGAATGCCTTTCGGCAATTCGCCTCGTTATTGTCCACTCTCAACCTCTTTCGCCTTGGCTTCTGCCCAGTCAAGTACACGCATGATTGTCTGATCTTCATCGTCGGGATGTACCGGGATTCTCATCTTCGGATACCGCCCTTCACTGCACATTTCGCATATAGCCTTCTTGGCCGCTTTGATGTCTTCTAGGATCTGTTCGTTATTCATCGTCTGGTTTCTCCGTTTTGCCACAACCACTGCAAATCATCCCTTCCTTGAAGGACCAAACCTCAGATTCGAAGTCGTTACAGATCATGCGGCCTTCGTCGTCGTAGTGGTATCTCAAACTTCCCTCTTGAGTCAGATTGCTTCGCTTTTCACAAATTTGATCGCCCGCAAATCGCCTTTCAAGTATCCATCCGAGAAATCAATGGCTTTTTGCCAAGCGTCGGATCTGTTCTCGGCATCCACGGTCGTGTAGATGCTGTGTTCATTGTTATCGTATTGCAAAATATAAGTAAAACGCCTATACTCAGTCATTCTCTACCTCTCTCTCTTGGCAAAGGTGCCAGCGTCTTGTCTTGGGGATCATTCGACCACGCCTGATTGAATAACTTCACCGTCTCGGAACGCCTCCCATTTGTCCATGTCGCTTGCGTACAACCGTAAGCCGCCCCAAGTATAAATATAGTTACTGGTTGGCGATGCAGAGACGGTCCACTTAACCGATTCCTGCTCCAAAGGATCGGCAATTAACTTTAGCCGGTCGTCTTCTCGCAAATCTTCAATTCGACAAGTCATCATTCCTCACTCCTATCTGTTGGGCTTGCTGCCTCTTTATAACTCACGGGAAACACCAGGGTGCGTTCTCTCGTATGTAAGCCACCGTAACGCCGATTGCGCGGGCAAAACAGCGAATCGCCAACATCTTGCCGTGATCACCTAGACGTTGCTCGCAACAGGACGTACAAAGTCTCTGCTTGCCATACTTCATGTACTCAGCGACAACCGAGCACTTTCGACATACCGGACTACCACAAGAAAAGCATTCCGTCTGCGGTCCCCAATACATTGTGTCGCCAATACATCCCTGATCCGAAATACAGCAAGTCGTATGCTCTCGCTTCTTGCGCTCGCGTCTGTTCACTTCAACCCCCTCATGTATTTCAAGATCTTTGAGCCGTGCTCGGCCCAGGCCGTAATCATCAGCTCTACTGCTTCCCATTGTTCGGGCAGGTAACGCTTTGACTTCTGGATCTTCGCGTTGGGCTTTCTCCACCCGAACGGACGACCAACCGGCTTTTTCGCCTCTTCACTCATTACATTAAGCATAGCACAGATACCAGCCCTATGCGTGATTCAAATAAAACCCGGCATCGTTACCAGTTCGTGCGTTTTGCTCTTGCTTTCCGTGTTTATACGTGATATGATTAATTCATCAAGCCGGACAGACGGCAGGAGCAAACGAAATGATCAGAGAGCAGATTGAAGCGAAACTGAACGAAGCAACCGAAAATTGGCGAGCAGCCCGAGCAGTTGCGCTTGCCCCGCTTGGCGTGTCCAAAAGAGCACGATCCGAAGCTTTCGAGCAGATGGATTTCTGGTCAAACAAAATGGCCTGGTTCGACGGATGGATCCGATGTCCTAGCGAGCACCGAGCCTAACCCAACCCCCTCAGAGATACCTAACAAGGAGAAAACAGAACAATGATTGATTGGAAGCGAATTACAAAAGAAGATGCCGCCCTTGCAAAGCAGATCGCCAAGCGAGCACACAAAGAGAACCCTTCGGTTGACACGCTCGATACAGAAATGGATGTCGAAGCAACGCATATCTACCACCCGCTCAACCTCGAAAAGCTGCTCAAGGCTGACTCTTTCAACTTCTGGCACGACATTAACGGAATTCATCGGCACTTGGACCGCGACACCGGCAGACTCGGAGGATGCTTTTCTCCGCGTTGTTCGATGCCTAATCCAATCGAAGTCAACGAAGATCAGTTGATGAACTCAGAAGCCTGACCCCCCAGAGTCTAGCTAACCCCTAGGCTCCCTAACTTCAAATTGAACGACATGAACAAACGAAAACAGAACCGCCCGAAATGGGCAAAGAACCTTCGACAACGCGACTGGGATCATCTTGAAGAGTGCCAAGGCAAGAAGCCGACACTTCGGAATCTTCGGCGCGACGTTGACCATCAGAACAGCCTAGGCGTTACCTGTTGGGGTTGCCGATCCGCTCTTGGAAAGGTTAGCGCCTGACCCCTAATTTACACGAGGAGAAATGAGAACATGACACAAGGCTATTACTACCTACACGCGAACGGCGACTTGATCTACAAAAAGGCGTTCGATGACACCGTTGCCGACTTCCGAGATTCCGACTTTGTACGCGCATTTTGGCCTCTCGATCCGACCGACCGTGCCGGAGCATGGACAATCCTAGTCGAAGCCGGATCGCTTGGCGCGAAGACAGACAAAATCAACGAACTCGCCGCACTTTGGAGATGTGACGACGTGGACGCATCACATTACGCCGAATGGTTGAAGATCCGTCTCTATATTGACGGAGACGCATGGTGCGCGACTTACGGAGGGTTTACGAATCTTCAAGAATCGGATGCAGGATCCGGAGTCACCTGTCTTGAAGCGATCACCGAACTTTGCCGATCCAGCGAGTACCGCGCTTCAAAAATGTGGGGCGCATCGTTCGCGGATATCTGCAAGCAGAACGCGGCAATCCCCGCCTAACCCCTTGGAGTATATGACTATGAAAAAGATCAAAGACTTGCCACCAGGATGGGTCCGTGTCGGCCTATGTAATGATGCCACGCACACGATCAGCCCGAATGGCGATATTCAACCGTTCAATATCAACGACTGCCTTAGAAGAGCCCGCGAGATGTACGGATCGAGGGCGAACATGCCCTGCAAGTCCGAACTTATCGTCGTAGCGGAAGCCTTGTCCTTGGTCGGTGACACCACGATCAAGAGAGATCCCAACTACGACCCTACACCCTATTGCACTGGATGTAGAGCTATGACTGCTTCTCAGTGTGACTGTGGACCTATTGCGGAGAATGAATAATCATGATCAAAAACGTACAACTTTCAGGCATTAGACTTGTCGATATTTACACTAAGCAGATCTTGTCCGAGCACATTGATTCTGCTGGCGCTCGAAAGGCGTTCAAGAAGCTTTCGCCCGATCAACAAAATCGAACAATTACTGAGCCATTTACAATCCTGGATATGGTCTCCACGGTGATTTCTGACTCGAATCTTTAAGGAGCAACATGCCTAACATCACACCAGAAGAAGCCACAAAGCAGATTATCGAACGTTTGCGACACGCCATCGCTATGGGACGCGTTACCGTTGAACTCGAATCTTGCTTTTCATTCGGAAACTCGCTTTGCAGCCTGCGCCAGTTGGTCCTAATCGCCCAACCCAAACCGGAACGCGGACAAATCGTAATCCTAGATCACGATGAAAGGGTAGACCGTGCTCAAGAAGAGGTTTTGAGAAATGCCTAACTACCTCAAGATCCGCGCGGCTATCCTCGGAGTACTTTGGATTGGCATAGCTGTCGCGTGCTACAAGATTGCTCACAAAGAGCCAATCGCAACCGATTCAATGTCCGTCTTCGTCGGTTGTCGTGACGGCCTAGAGACAGACATCGAAATCGACACCCAAGGCTATCTACACATCAAAAACGGCCTCATAGACTGCCCTGGTCCTGTATGGCCGAAAGGTAAAGATGTTTCTGTGGAGGAGTTGAAGAAATGACGAAGAACACCGAAACCCAGAACGTCCTCGACAAAGCGGCGGCACTTCTATCAAGCCCGAAATGGGTTGACGATGCCATCGAACGCAGCAAAGCGCCTGCCCATAAACTCGGAGAGGCTATCGACTTTGCGTTTTTGCGTTCTTGGATTCGATCTCAGAAGCAGCTAGGGGATCGTCCGTAGATCTCGACCGGCTCTTGAGACTTGCGGCCCGCAAACATGAATAAACGGCACTTGATTCAACCTGATCTAGCAAGTCGAATGAGGCAACTCGCAACGCAGATTTGCCGTTGAATCAGCCAGTCAAATAAGATCGACTCCATGCACAAACGCATTTTCGGTCTACACAAACGCATTTTTTCGGGTCTTCCCGTGCAGAAATGCGTTTTTCGTTTCTACGGCCTGTTTTAGCTGCTGCCCCTATGTAATGACCTGCGCGGCTGTTTCGCGGATGTAGGGCGATTTTAAGGCAGGTTTCGACCCCATAGCCAATACCTCTCCCTCTGTGTTTGCTCTGAGCAGTTTGCATCGACGTAATTCAGCCAGCGTTAATACGTCCTTTTGCACAGTTCCATGCAGTGGAGAACCATTCTCGTAAGATCGCAGTTGGATCAGGCTCCCTCGTCTCGCCCAAACAAATCTAGCTCTACCGTTGACGCGAAATCTGTCTCCCGCTCGGATCGGCCCTAGATACGTCGGGGCTGATTCTTCTTCCTTGGGTGATATTCTGCCGCCCCACTGCCTAACTACGCTTCGATCTACGCCGTACTTTCTCGCGACGGCTTTGATCGGCATTCCGTTCTGACGATCCTCATGGATGGCGTCCCGAACTTCCTTCGTTGTGTTGCTACTTCCTACTGCTCTCGCCATTATTCGATCTCCTGAACTTCAAACCCGTTCACGTGAAACAGGACTTCTGCATCTTCACGGGTCATCTTTGTGGCGTCGAATCCTAACGCGATCTCTGCGCACTGATCGTCAAGACCTTCCAAGATCCCCGATGCGATCCAAGTAACCTGATCCACCCGAACGGTTAGCCTTTCGAATCTAATCTTTTCGCCCGCGACTAACCGGCAGTGATCCGGTACAGATCGGCTTACCTTGAACCTTCCATCACTACATTGGATGTTGCCGTAGAGGGTTAGGGTCATGGGGTCACCATCGCCCTTCGATTCTGCCAACCGCGCTTTGCCGCATCGGATCTCTTGTGCCGACGATCCCAAAAATCGCGGTTCTTGATCTCAAGTTCGCGATGCTGCCCAAGTGTCCAATTAACCGGAACGCCGTTAAGGTCTTTGCCCATGTCCATTTTCTCGGACGGTAAGCCGCGCTCTTCGACGGCGTTCAAAATTCCTGCTTTGATCCTCACTTACTCCCTCTTAACCAGGGGATCGCTACTTTCTCTGCTCTTTTCATTTGAAAACCTCTATTGCTTTGGCGGTCAATTCTCTGCCTGACAGGACACCGCACCAAGTCCCACAGCGTTCCGTTTCGGCAAGGATTAGAGCAGGGTCATGCGGTTTGCCAAGTGTCGCCTTTTCGATTTCGGCTAACAAGATCTCGCCGTCAAAACCTTTGGCGTTGATGTCGTTCAGGATTCGGAGCATTTGCCCTGCTCGAACTAAATCGACCCCGCCGAGCCTCTGAGATTGGAAACAGGGAGACCCTAAAGGGTCTCTCCCTGTTTCCAATCTTTCGGGAGGGGCTGATAAATGTTTGTTTCTTGCGTGTTTCCTTTCTGTTTCACCTAAAATGGCATCCTGTTTCCATGTGTTTCCGTTTGTGTTTCCATTAGGTTCAACCTCGATGAAACGCTGTTTCCTCTTGTTTCCACTTCTGTTTCCTTGACGAACCTCGATCATTTAAGGCCCCACATGCTAGACCCCTTGTCTTGCTCAACTACGAATCGAAGCAACGAATGCGGGCCTTTGTTGTTTACTTCCCGCTGACACGCTATGCGGATAGCCTTAACGGAAAGATGTGGCAAGGCCTCATACAGCTGCGATGCTGTCCACAACTCCTTGCTCCCGATAGATCGGAGCTTGTAAACGATCTGAGTAATTACAGTGTCGTTCTCGGATGCCATTTCCACGGAGCCGGTCCAAGTGACCGCCGCTGATTCGTTGACCGGAGTCAACTTGAACCCGTTGTCTTCGAATCCCTCAAGATCCTTCGCAAAACTCATAGCAAGCAATCGGTTGCCGTTGTCGTTCGTGACCTTTAGCTGTACGTCCATGTCCCCGTCGTATGCCGATGCCCCCCGGCTCTTTAAGCCGTCTCTTCCCGAGTGATGAAAGAGTCCCGTAGCGCAACCCAACCGACGCCTAGCATAGAGCAGGTTGGTCGATATTAGTGCGGCATCCGAATTAGAGTTTTCGTCTGACCCGATGGCCGCTTTATTTAGGGTATCAATCATTAGGATGTCTAACGATCTTGTTTCGTGCATTTCCCAGTCGCGGACAAAAGTCTTGATCGACATAGGTCCGTCCATCTGGTAAAGCTGCGGAACGTCCTCATAAATAATCAGACGATCGTCAAGACTTTCGTAGGTTAGTCCGTTATGAGAGGCGCAGGATGCAAGCCGGTCTGGTAGCTTCCCGATACCCTCATTGGTCAGGTACGCGACCGTTAGAGGCCTCGCAATATCGAACATGGTAGCGAATGTCCTTCCGGCCACGCAAGAAACCATGAAGTCGATGCCGACGAATGTTTTTCCAGACTTCGGAGCCCCGAAGATCATGAAATTATCCTGTTCGCCTATGAGGCCGTCCACAAGCATTACCTTTTTGGGTCGTCTCATAAGCACGGAGAAGGATGATCCGTGCCACACTCTTTGAGGGTGCTCCACACCCCCATCCCGAGGGAGTTCCGCTCTCTCGGATGGCATTTCTGCGGTCTCAGGTGCCTTGGCAGCTCCGTATTCATTAGGAACCACGTAACCGTATCCCTTGGCCCGCAAATCTTTGGCGGCAACCGAATAGTCGCCGTTGTGGTGCATCGTCGCCACATAACCGAACTTGGAATAACAGGTGTCCGGTTCGAGTGGATGCATTGAGGTTGTGAAAACGTAAAGAAGATCAGTCGTGCTGTTGCCGGTCGTGGCGCTTGTTTCGCGCTCATTCTTACCGGGCCTAGTCCAGTGCAACCGGCCTCTATGGGCGCAAAGATAGCGCCAGCCGTCAGCCGTTAGAATATCGTGCCAGTCGGCTTTCTCGTTAAAGACCGCGCCCGGTTTCCCGTCTGAATGTGTTCCGGTTGTTTCCTTGCGCTCTCTCGCGGGAGCCTCTTCAAATAGTTCGTTGAAACTCTTGGCCGCATAGAGCAGGAATAATCGCTCTTCCGCTGTGATCTCCGGAGTCTTGGATAGATCGCCCTGAATTACCTCGTACCCAACACTCGGAACGCAAACAATGAGGCCACCTTCCCCGCGCGTTTCGATTCGGGCCTTGCCCCGGCTCCTTGGATTCGCTATCAATTCGTCCGTGGTCGATGGTCGCATGGCGAGTTTCTGGTTCGGCTCGACCCCATCTAGGCATCGGTAGTACACATGAACGCCACCGCGCGGGGTCTTTTCGATAGAAAGCCGTTTCGTCAGGTCGTCGTGCCCGTTGTTGTCCAGCAACTCGCGCCACTGCTCGTAAAGGCCTGGTTCGTCAAAGTCGATGCACTCCAGGAACCGCGAGACCTTACCGGCGATGACACCTAGGCGCATGTACTCGCCAAAGAATGTCCGTATTTCGTCGGCGGTCATTATCCGGTTTTTGTAGTCGTCCCACATGAACCCCTTCGGGGGATGCTTGAGGGTCTTGTCAATGGGAACGACAGATAGCCCGTGGTTCTGGCTGAGGCTTAGAGCGTGGTTCAGGACTAAGCCCATTTCGCCACCTGGTCAATGTCCCGATTGATCTGATCGGCTGTAAGAAAACATTGCGGATCGCGTTGATAAGATTTTACGCGCTGTTGTACTGATTCCCGGTCCACTTCGAGCGGATCAGCCAGGATCTTTCGCAACCCTCGAAGCCTAGCGCGTCTGACGCGGCCAGACTCTTCAAAGGCGGTCAGCACGACACCGCCCATTTTTGAACAGATTCACGGACAGCATCTGAAACCTGATCCTCGGTCGGTTCTGCCTTAAGTATCCGCTTTCGGAGGCGTATGCGGTGGGAATTCCGAAGATCCGAATCTATTTGAGCCATCTTGGCCCGTCGCGCGGTGTTCGCCCGACACTCACGGCACAAAGTCACGCCATTCAGATGGAAGCCGGGGCCATTCTGTAGGATAAGACACCCGAATAATTCGCAGTCCTTTTTGCCGCAGTGGACACACGCATAGTCGTCGCGTCTGATAACCCTCGTTTCCATGCTGCGCGAAACGTCGCGCTCGTCAGTCCTGATCCAGTTACCGTTCGGAGCATCTTTGAACATAAAATTCACACAAAAAAGCGCCGGTAGCAGGCAATGGCATTTTGGAAGCACTGACATAACTCAGTGGCCGTATGCCCGCTATCGGCGCTCTTGATTCGAAATTTCATGTTTGTTATGTCAACCGCCGCTTCCAATCGGCAAACCCCGCAGGGCTCAAAGGAATCATACTATAAATCCAAGCCTTTGAACTTTCTATCCTGGCCTAGATATTGTGAGAAAGTAAGCAAAGATATCCCTCCCCCCACTCCCCAATAAGTAAGGAGATGCGGGGGAGGGGTTAGCCGATCAGACTGCGTCCTCGAATTCATGCCCTAGTTCATCATCGAAGTCTAAAGACTCTTGATCTGCGACCGGTTTATCGACCTGCTTTAGATTCTCTAACGCTTGCCGGTAGTAGCTCGATTTAAGTTCGGCACCCATACCGAACCTGCCAGCACGAACAGCTGTAAATATCTCGGACCCGACTCCAACAAACGAACTCCAAACCTTATCTTTCGGGTTGCTGTACATTTGCAAGCACCGATCCCAGTAGTCAAGTTGTGTCGGGTGAGGATGCCGTTCTTCCGGTGTCTCCCTGGCGTTCTTGAATGGCAAGACATTCCGGTTTCTGGCGTCCATCCAAACCGATGACGCGTAGTGTTGCC